GAAAGAAAAACGTGGTGCAGAGGATGCTTATTGGATTTGGGATTATCCTGATCCCAATAAAACTTACATTGTTGTAGCCGATGTTGCGCGTGGTGATGGAAACGATAATTCAGCATTTCATATTATTGACATAGATAATTTAGAACAAGTTGCAGAGTATCGTGGAAAACTTGATACAAAATCATACGGTAATATGTTAGTATCAGTTGCTACTGAATATAACGATGCAATGCTTGTTATAGAAAATGCTAATGTTGGTTGGGCAGTAATTCAACAAGTAATAGATAGAGGTTATCCGAATCTCTATTATACCTACAAAGAAGATGGTTATATTGATCCATCTATTCAAATACCAAAAGGTTATGACTTAAAAGATAAATCACAAATGGTTCCAGGATTCACTACAAGTTCAAAAACAAGACCATTACTAATTTCAAAGTTAGAAACATATTTTCGTGAGAGAACACCCATTGTAAAATCTGCAAGATTGACAGAAGAACTACTTGTATTTGTTTGGAACGGTTCAAAGGCAGAGGCACAAAATGGATATAAAGATGACTTGGTTATATCATTTGCCATTGGGCTTTGGGTTAGAGATACCGCAATAAAACTTCGTCAAGAAGGTTTGATGAAAACAAGAATGAGTTTGGATTACATGGGAAAATCAACAACACCACTTAAAACAACATATCAATATGGCGATGATCGTGATGGTTGGAGCATGACAGTTAATGGTCAAACCGAAGATTTAACTTGGTTGTTAAAATAACGTTTCTAATTTTTCCTACATATTTATATTAAGTTTACAGTATACAAATAGGTGACAAATGGCACAGAAAAAATCATTATTTGATAGGTTAAAAACACTTTTTTCAACTAATGTTGTTGTTCGTAACGTTGGCGGTAAAAAACTAAAAGTCGTTGATACTGCAAGGTATCAAGGAGATGGAAACCCACATACATCCAAAGTTATTGATAGATATGGTAGATTACATGGAACGAAGGGAACTCCAATATCCGTATACAATCAGTATAACTCTTTTTCTGCTACAAAAATAGACCTTTATACAGATTATGAGGCAATGGACACCGATGCCATTATTTCGTCTGCACTTGACATTTATTCAGATGAGAGCACTCTAAAAAATGATCAGGGTGATGTTTTAACTATTAGAACTGACAATGATAATATCCGAAAAATACTTCGTAATCTTTTTTATGATGTTCTTAATATAGAGTATAATTTATGGCCTTGGATCCGTAATCTCTGTAAATACGGTGACTTTTATCTTTACTTAGATGTGAAGGATGAATTGGGTGTAACAAATGTTGTTCCATTTTCACCATATGAAATGCAAAGAGAAGAAGGGACTGATCCAGAGCATATCTATATGACAAAATTTATTTATGAGGGTCCTCTTGGTAAAGGAGAATTCCAGAATTATGAGATTGCTCACTTTCGTCTTCTTGGTGATACAAACTTTTTGCCATACGGTAAATCTATGTTGGAAGGTGCTAGAAAACTTTTCAAACAGTTGTTACTAATGGAAGATGCTATGTTAATACATCGTATTATGAGAGCACCTGAAAAAAGGATATTCAAAGTTGATATTGGTAACATTCCTCCTGCTGAAGTTGATCAATATATGAATAACCTTATGAATAGAATGAAGAAAACTCCTCTCATAAATGAACAAACCGGTGACTACAATCTTCGTTTTAATATGCAAAATCTTTTAGAGGACTTTTATCTTCCTGTTCGTGGTGGACAATCTGGCACTTCCATCGAATCACTTGCTGGTTTACAATACGATTCTATCCAAGATATTGAGTATTTACGCTCAAAAATCTTTGCTGCTCTCAAAGTACCAAAACCATATTTGGGCTATGATGAAAGGGTTGAAGGTAAGGCAACACTTGCAGCTCTTGATATTCGTTTCGCTAGAACAATAGAAAGAGTACAAAGAATAGTGATTTCTGAATTAACAAAGATAGCCATTGTTCACTTGTATGCTCAAGGATATGAGAATGCAGATCTTGTAAACTTTGAGTTGGGATTAACTGGTCCATCTATCATATATGAACAAGAGAAAGTTGCTCTTATGAAAGAAAAAGTGGATTTAGCTGGAACTCTTGTTGAAAAGAAACTATTTTCATTAAAATATATTTATTCAAATATATTCAATCTTTCAGAAGATGAGGCAGAATTTGAAAAGAATGAAGTTCTTGAAGATATTAAACATGCATTCCGTCAAAAACAAATCGAAAATGAAGGAAATGATCCTGCCGTAACAAAGGAATCTTTCGGAACGCCTCACGATATTGCAAGTATGCAAGTTCGTGGTGGTGCTAAAGTAATAAATGATGTAGAAGTTCCAGACGGTGGTTGGCCAGGTGCAGGTAGACCTGCTAAAAACTTAAACTATGGAACTGATAAAAGTCCATTTGGACGTGATCCAATTGGAATGAAAGATGTTGGTAATACATTAAAAGTAAATAATTCACCAAAGGTTAATAGTAAAGGCGGATCACCACTATCTCTTGAAAATAAAAATGTTGAAAAATTGATAGATAGTATGTCTGGTATTAAAATTAAAACAAAGAAAATAATATCAGAAAGTCTTAAACCATCGGTTATACAAGAAAATGAACCAAATTTACTTGATGAAAACAATTTATTAGATGAATTGTAATTTTTTCTATATTTATTCTATGAAAGTGCACACAAACAGGTATAAGGAAAAATGAAGAAAATAAAACATTCAAAGTTCAAAAATACTGCAATGTTGTTTGAGTTATTAACAAGACAGATAACATCAGACATCATTTCTTCAAATGAATCTATTGCAATTCAGATTCTTAAAAAATTCTTTAATAAGAATACAGAGCTTATTAAAGAATATAGATTATACAAAACCCTTGCAGACGAAAGATTGAAGTCTGAAACAAAGGCTAATATGTTAATCGAGGCAGCTATGAAAGCCCGTAGAGGATTGAATAAAAATAAATTGCAAAACGAAAAATATGAATTGATTAAAACTATCAAAGAAAATTTTGAAATTGATTCATTTTTTCAAACAAAAGTTCAAAACTATAAACTGCTAGCATCAGTATACAAAATTTTTGAATATAACGAATTAGAAAATCCTGTTGAGATTACTAAGTCAAGAATAACAATCCTTGAAAATATAACATCAAAACAAAATAAATCTACTTTAACAGAAGATGTTGATATTGCAAGTGAGCCAAAAGAAGTTCGTTTGATGGCATACAAATACCTTGTTGAAAAATTCAATGCAAAATATAGTAATTTATCCGAATCACAAAAGGTTTTGTTGAGAGAATATATTGAAAATGTAAGTAATACTAATAACTTAAAATCTCTTGTCCAAACTGAAGCGGTAACTATAAAAAGATTGTTTGTAAAAAATATGCATAGAATATCTGATAAATCACTAAAAATAAAATTACAAGAAGTTGTTGGACTTTTAGACGAATATCAGACACTTAAAAAAGTAGAAGAAAACCACATATCTTCTTTGCTTAGATATTACAGTATTATAGATGATTTATCCTGGAGTAAATAATGTCAGTAAATGAAATCCATCCATATAATTTTCCAACATCACACGTCAATGATTTTGAAAGAAAAGGACATCCTGGAAAATTTTTAAGATCAATAACTTGTGGAACCGGAACAACACATTTTACTGGATCTAATTACGGTGTAGGTGGTATAATAGTTCCAAGTGGAACGACTGGAACTGCTTCATTATCCGCAGGTGGTGATGTCCCATTTTCTGTTCTTGCTGGTGCTCAACGTATATTTGAATTTTCACTGTCATCTGTGAAAGTTGATTCTGGCACAGTATATGTTTTGATAAAAAATCAACTTTCAAAATAAGGTATCATATGAATGTAGAATCTTTCATAAAAAAACTCAAAGAATCAGAAGAATACCGTGAATTTGCTGAAGAATTATCGCTTGATGAAATGAGTGTTACTGCAAATGTTGCTGGATATGATACACCCAAAGCATTTTCTGCAAGTGAAAAGGATTTTGAAGAACACAATAAAGAAACTGCTGAGGTTTATGGGTATAAGGTTGTCCCAAAGACTAAAAAAAGAAATTATGAATCTGTTTACAAACAGGCAATGGGTGTCATAAACGAAGGAACATATAATGAATTTCGTAAAGATGAAACTCGTAGTAGTAATAGAAAAATAAATGATTCTATTAAAAATATAAACAAAACAATCTATGAAGTTGAAAGAGTTGTTGAACATGCACTTAAATTAAAAACTGAAATGAATGTTGATCAAAGAACTCTTTGGGGTGAATCAATGAATAGATTGAGAAAAATATCAGAAAGAATAAACAGAATTACTAAAAAAATACACGAATTAGGTGCTTAACATGAAGGAACTACTCGTAGATACTATACTATTCAATGTAAATCCAAAAATGATTTCCGAATCCGAAAAGAAAAATAGCGGAAAAGTTATAGTTTCAGGAGTATTACAAAGAGCTGAGGCAAAAAATCAAAATGGCAGAGTTTATCCGAAAAAGATTTTAACAAGAGAAGTTAAAAAATATGCGTCAACTAATATAAAAGAAAATCGTGCTCTCGGTGAACTTGACCATCCAGATTCATCTGTAATAAATCTTCGTAATGTTTCACATAATGTTCTTGGTGTAGATTGGAAAGGAAATGATGTTATCGGAACTGTTGAAATACTACCAACACCGTCTGGAAACATTTTGAAACAACTACTTGGTGCTGGCATTCGTCTTGGAATATCATCAAGAGGATTGGGATCTGTTGAAGAAATAAGTGAAGGAACGGTTGAAGTTCAAGACGATTTTGAATTGATTGGTTGGGATTTTGTGTCAAACCCATCAACACATGGTGCATTTATGTACCCGAATCCAATGGGTGAGGGTATAAATGAAGGTTTACTGATAGAAGGTGTTTCTACATCCACTATTGCAAAAATTGATCCTAAAATACAACGTATTCACAATAACATAACAAACATTATTTGTGAGATTGGAAATGTTTGTGAATGTATATTTGAGGGGAAATGATATGCCTTCTTTGAGTATTCAACAACAAAAACTTATGGGATTGGCTCTTGCTTACAAAAGAGGCAAAGTTTCAACATCTGATGTTAGTAAAACGGTAAAACAGTTAGCAAATTCAATGTCCGAAAAAGAACTTGAAAAGTATGCTAGTACAAAACATAAAGGTTTGCCTAAAAAAGTTGGTGAAACAAAAAACAAAATGACAAAAGAAGAAATAAATCAACTTGTTGCGGATGCGGTGAAAGAAGTTATGTCCGAAAAAATGAATACAAAAGTTCTAACATCAGAACAAAAACAACAATATATTGAAGCAATATCCAGATACAATGAATACAGAGAAGTCGTTCATCGCTCAAAATCACTTCCAGAAGTTGTATCTGAAATAAAAAGAATGGTAGAGTTTGCCACTAAAAATATGGTGGAAGAATCTGGTGATTGGTTTGAAGGTGTTTCACATAGAAGAAATTCAAAAAGATTGAAAGAATCTGTTAGTGAATTTCAAAAAATATCAGAAAAAATAGTTAAGTTACAAAGAAACTTGGAGTCTATCTATGAGAATATAGGTAAACAACTCGGATCATTTTATGAAATAAAAAAATAATAAGGAAATGTTATGTCAGACAGAGTTTATACCACATCCAATCCTGCTCATGTAAAAGTTAAAGCGGGCGGAATGAATATAGATACGATGATTAAGGTTTTTAAGCGTAAAGTAAAAGAAGCCGGTATTCTCGAAGAATATAAAAGTCGTATGGAATATATTAAACCATCGAAAAAGAAATCAGAAAAAAGAAACGCTGCTATCAGAAGACAAAGAAAATTGGATTCTGAAAACATTTAATGGAGATAAAATGACCTTTGCTAGTCTTGAAAAACTAATCCGTGAAGAAGCACGGAAAGTTATTGAAAACCTGGAAAGGTCTTTTTCT